AAATATCAGTAAAGAGGAGAAGATCAATGGCATTTAATCTCGATGAATTTCGCAATAGTATGGCTGACGGCGGGGCTCGCGCATCGTTGTTTGACATGACAATTGCGTTCCCCGGCACAGGACCGGATCGGCGCGCCACTTTTCAAACGAAGATTTCGGAAATTCCAGGCTCAACCGTTGGTGTGATTGAAGTTCCCTATTATGGTCGCAAACTCAAAATTGCTGGCGACCGGACATTTGCTACACTGTCATGCACCGTGCTCAACGATGAGAATTATCGTCTTCGTAAAAGGTTTGAAGATTGGATGAAGAGAATTGCCAATCATGACAACGCACGAGGCGCTACTCGACTTGATCAGTATCAGACCGATTTAGGACTTCAGCAGAAGAGACGCAATGGTTCCAACGCGGCCATTTATACTTTTGTGAATGCATTCCCGACGTCACTGGGCACCATTGCACTGGACTGGTCGACGACCGATAACGTTGAAGATTATACGGTGGAATTCCAGTATCAGTACTGGACAAATGTCGTCACTAATCCCGAAGACGCAACTCTGGCGGTCAGCGTAAATGTTGAGGTGGGGTAGTAGAATAATACCTTACGGTTAAACTCGATGTTATAGCCCGTTGTGGCTACTGACTAAATATATCGTTCATGTTTAACGGAGGGGACCGACGAGGTCCCCTCCTGAAAGTGAGTTTGTTTATGAGAGTTTTTTTCGTTCCAGAGGTGTGTTAAGTGCCCCGCTTATTTGGATTTGAATTTGATTTCAATAGGCGGTCATCGGCACCGCTGTCTGTCAACAATACACCGGCATCGAATACGGTCAGCTTCGTACCGCCCGATAATCAGGATGGTGCGCTCAATGTTCAATTTGGCGGTGCCGGTGGTCATTTTGGCTACTATCTTGATCTAGACGGCGGTATCGTCGACGATTTTCAACTGATTAATCGCTATCGCGAAATGCAAATTGTTGCGGAAGTCGATGAAGCCATTGATCAGATTGTCAACGAACTTGTTGTACAGGATTCGGATCGTTTACCTGTTTCTCTTAATCTCGATTTTGTCAATCTGACTCCTGTTCTCAAGTCACGCATTCAAGCGGAGTTCATCGGTCTCTTAAAGATGATGAATTTTCACCGCGATGCGTATAGCATTGTGCGACAGTGGTATATTGACGGACGACTCTATTTGCATTTGGTGGTAGACTCGGGCGATACCAAGGCAGGCATTCAAGAATTACGCATTGTTGATCCACGTACGATTCGTAAGGTCCGAGAAGTGCAGCGCAAACGCCAAAACGAAACACAGTTCGACATCATCGAAATTGCGCGCGAATACTTTGTCTACAATCCGATGGGTTTTATTTCTCCGAGTGGTGCGGCTTCAAGCCCCAACGGCGCAATGATGAACTATAACGGTGTGCGTATTGCCGCCGATTCCGTTGCGTTTTGTCCGTCTGGCCTCTACGACTCGAACAAGCGCACGGTGTTATCGTGGCTGCACAAAGCCATTAAGCCGCTGAACCTTCTACGAATGATCGAAGACTCGACTGTCATCTATCGAGTTTCTCGTGCGCCCGAACGTCGTGTGTTCTATATCGACGTTGGCAATCTTCCAAAAGCTAAAGCGGAACAGTATCTCTACGACATCATGCAGCGGCATCGGAACAAACTGGTCTACGACACCGCCACGGGCGAGGTGCGTGACGATCGTAAGTTCATGAGTATGCTCGAAGACTTCTGGCTGCCTCGACGTGAGGGTGGTAAGGGTACAGAAGTTACCTCATTGCCAGGCGGACAAAATCTTGGTCAGATGGAAGATGTTGATTACTTCCGTCGTAAATTGTATCGCGCATTGAGTCTGCCGCCTTCGCGTATTGATCAGGGACAGGGATTCAATCTTGGTCGTGCGTCGGAGATCACTCGCGATGAACTTCGATTCAATAAGTATATTCATCGTCTGCAAATCCAGTTCGATTATTTGTTTGATCAGTTGCTGGAACGGCAACTTCGTCTGAAAAATATGTTGACGGAAGACGAATGGTATAGAATTAAAGATAGCATTCGTTATACTTGGCAGCAGGATTCATATTTTGAAGAATCGAAGATGAATGAAATTCTGACCTCCCGTATGAATCTGGCGGCACAAGCCGATGCATTTGTCGGGCGATACTATTCAGAGGCATTTATCAAACGCGATATTCTCAAACTTACAGATGATGATGTCGTACAAATTGCGAGCGACAATCGAGAGAGCCCTCCAAAGATTAAGAATGGCGGATTGTCTGACGGGGGTGACGCATTTGATCTCGAAGCAGACGAAGCTTTGCGGCAAAATAATTCACCGGCAGGAAAGACAAATGTTAATTTCTCACCTTCAGATGATGATACGAACAGTTCATCTCCGAAGAAGAACACAGACAGCTAAATAGGTATAATCTATGTCCATCTCGACAGGAACCGCTAACGTTCACATTCTCTCAGAGAGCGCACAACATGTCGTCGCGCGCTGTTTGTATTTTACTAACAACGGCACCGATGAAGCCGATGTGCTGAAAGTGAATACTGCGGCGTTGACCTTTAAAACAGTCAACCTCGCGACAACCACGGATACTGGTGTGTTCCTGCCGGGTGATACAGTGACGGGTGCGACAAGTGGTGTGACGGCACAGATTGTCACTTGGAGAAACACCGGTGTCGTTTCCGGTGGCGGCACTCTAACGGTGTCTAATGCGACAGGGAACTTTACCAATAATGAAGTGATTACGGCCTTGCGCACCGGTGCATCGACCTCACTGGGTCCGAACGCACAGTCGCTTTTGCCTCGTCGATTGGCCATTCGAAGCATTTGGTATTCCATTGACGTTGATATGACCGTCGAACTGGGATTCCGTGGAAACGATGTGGACGGTGCTGCCGTTATCGTGCCTGCGGTTCTGCTGTCTGGTTCCGGCTACTTCGGTAAGAACGCTCTGTCTGGACAGATTACCTCTAACGCTGCCGGCATCGGCGTTGCCGCGGACGGCAGCTTTTATATCAGCACCTACACCACAACATCCGCAAAGGCGGCGTATACAGTTATCGTCGACTTGGTGAAACTGAACGGTTATTCTCCGGCTGGCATCTAAGGATATCTCATGAATTCATTCACACAACTGGTCCAGAACGTCAAGGATACTAACTGGCAGAGCGCAGGTCAGGTTTTCAAGGAGATCATGCAGCAGAAGATGGCAGACCGTGTTGCCGTCGAGCGTCAGACGATCTTCAAGGAAGACGGCAGCGAGGCCTACAAGAAGCACTTTGACTCGATGTTGAAGAAGTACAATGTCTCGTCACCCGCAGATATTCCCGACGACAAGAAGGACGACTTCTTCAACGCCGTCGACGCGGGATATAAGGCCAAGGACGAATAATGAAACTTATCGCCGAAGTTTACGATTACGTCAAACCGCTAGTGGAAGCCACACAAGATGGGCAGAAAGCCTATACTATTGAAGGTGTGTTCCTGCAAGCGGAAGTAAAGAATCGTAACGGTCGCACCTATCCCATGTCGGTATTGGAGCGTGAAGTCGACCGCTACAACACAGAGTACGTCAAGCAGAATCGTGCGTTGGGTGAATTGGGCCATCCCGAATCGCCGCACATTAATCTGGATCGTGTAAGTCACATGATCACGAAGCTCGAAGCGAACGGCACGGACTTCATGGGTCGTGCCAAGATTATGGAAACTCCCTTCGGCAAGATTGTAAAATCTTTTATCGACGAAGGCGTCAAGTTTGGTGTCTCCTCTCGCGGCGTTGGTTCGTTGGAAAACTCGATGGATGGCGACGTAGTTGCCAATGATTTCTTTCTCGCGACGGCTGCTGACATTGTAGCCGATCCGAGCGCCCCACAGGCATTCGTTCGCGGTCTGCGAGAGCAGCGCGATTGGGTCTGGGACAATGGGGTGCTGTCATCCGCACAAATTGAAGCGCTTCATACCACTAGCTCTAAGGCGAGTGTGAAGACCCGAACGCAGGCCCGAGCGGTAGAAACACGCATCTTCGAATCATTCATGCGTGAGTTAAGAAAAGGCACACGAGTTAGATAGAGAGTAGCATAACGCTAAATATAACAATCTCTGCTGAACCTCGTTGGTTTAGTAGAATTTTTTGAGGACAATACCCATGGCAGAATCTCTCGTTAATCCCGTCTCAGCCGCGGCACTGAAGCAGCGTAATTCGGAACCCACACATCTCGATGCGGGTTCGTATGAAGAGCTTGGCGATGCTGCGACGATGAAGCTCGACTACGCGAGCAAGCTGAACGCAGACTCAACCATTCCGCGCGCGGTTGCCGCAGAACCCACACACCTTGCGACGGCCGTCGCCGAAGCCGACGAGGTTGAAGTTGAGTTTGGTGACAAGGAGATGGATAATGATGTTGATGACCTTGATAAGGCCCTCGATGAGTTGTCCGACCTCCCCATGACCGAAATCTACGTCAACGAAGCCGACGACGAAGACGAAGACAAGAAGAAGGAAGTCAACGAAGCCGACGAGGATGACGACGACAAGAAGAAGGTCGACGAAGCCGAAGAGGACGACGACGACAAGAAAAAGGAAGTCAACGAAGCCGACGAGGATGACGACAAGCCGGACTTCCTGAAGAAGAAGGTCGACGAAGCCGAAGAGGACGACGACGACAAGAAGAAGGACGTCAACGAAGACGAGGATGCCGAAGCGAAAGAGAAGAAGGACATCCTTGCGGTACTCGACAAGGAAGCCGACGACGAGAAGAAGAAGGACATGAAGGAATCACTGAAGATTTCCATCAAGATGCCGAAGGCGTCTCTCTTTGAGTCCGCTGGGTTCAATGTCAAGCAGCAGAAGAAAGTCGCGTCAATCTTTGAGTCGGCGATCAAGGACACCACACGTCAGGTCAGCAAGCAGATTCATGAGCACTATCGGAAGGTGCATGCGAGTCGTTTGGCTGAGTCTCAGCGGCTTCTCGAAAGCCGCATGAATACCTATCTCGATGTCGTTGTCGAAGAGTGGATGAAAACAAATCAGGTGGCCGTGCGGTCATCGTTGCGAACAGAACTGTCGGAGAACTTCCTGAACGGCTTGCAGAAGCTGTTTAAGGAGCACTACATCGATGTGCCAACAAGCAAGGTCGATGTCGTGAAGAACTTGACGCGTCAGGTGGAGTCACTCAAGAGTCAGGTGAACGAACAGTATACAGAAAAGCTGAAGATGCGGCAGTTGGCCGAGACAGCTAACAAGAAGCGAATTGTTGCGACATTTGCGCGTGACATGAGTGAGGCGCAGGCAGGGAAGCTGGAGAAGTTGGCAGAAGACACGCAGTATGTCAATGCCAAGGACTTCCGCGAAAAGTTGTCGATGCTGAAAGAAAGCTACTTTGAAAAGGCGACGAGTCGTGCAACCCGTCTGCCGGAAGAGAATGTGGCAGAAGCTAAACAGGTAGGAAGTAAGAGTGAGGCGGATTTGGTTGCCGAGACTATCTCTCGACAGGCGAAGTCGAGCGACTGGTAAATCGTTTAAGTCTAAATAACAATACACATCTATTAGGAGTTCACGCAAATGGCAGACACATTTCTGACAGAAGAGATCAAGAGTAAGTGGGCGAAGGTCATTAATCATCCCGATCTTCCTGAAATCAAGGAGTCGTGGAAGAAACGGGTCACCGCGATCTGTTTGGAGAATACCTCACGAGAAGTTGGCAAAGCATCGCAGTATGTGGATCAGTCACTGCTGTCTGAAGCGGCGCCAGCCAACGCCGCGGGTGCATTCCCTCGTGCGAACTTGCAGGGTTTTGATCCGATTCTGATCTCGCTCATTCGTCGTTCCATGCCGAACCTGATCGCCTATGATCTGTGCGGCGTGCAGCCGATGACCGGTCCGACGGGCCTCATCTTCGCGATGAAGTCCAAGTACACGTCACAGGGTGGTACCGAAGCGCTGTTCAACGAGGCCAACACGGGCTTCTCAGCGAACGGCAATGCGCAGACGGGCACACTGCCTGCGGGTAACACCTCGGCACTGTCCAACTCGACGAATTACCTGTATGACACGGGTATGACGACCGCGATTGGTGAAACGCGTGGCGATTCGTCCGCGAACAGCATCCCTGAGATGGCGTT